AAGTGACTCCTCAAGGTCTTGGCGATGTTGTAGAAAATGTATTGGAGAGTAAACCAATTAAACCATTAACCAAAGTTATCAAAAAAGCTATATTTAAAGATAACGACGATTGTGGTTGTGAGGAGCGTAAACAAAAACTAAATAAATTGTTTCCAATAAGACGCAAACCAGTTAGATGCTTTACAGAAGATTTATATAAAAGATATTCAAATTATATTAAGAATAGAACACTAAAGCTCTGGAATGACAAAGAGATTGATTTACTGATTGAGTCTTACGCTTATATATTTGCAACACAATACAGAAAAATAGACTTATGTAAAAATTGTCAAGGAAGTGGAAAACTTCTTTTAAAAATGAGTAACGAATTAGACAAAGTACATTCTAGTTATGAAAGCTAAAAATTATACAACTAAACAAAGGTTATCAGTATTGGAAACAGTAGTATCAAAACTATATGTTAAAATTACAGAAATGGACGAAGAATTAAAGGCTTGTCGTAACGAAAAAAAAATTGATTAAACAATAAACTATCAATTATGGACAAAAGAAAAAACAACGGAGGTAAAAGAGAGGGTGCTGGAAGACCAAAGAAAGCAGACGAACTCAAATTGATTGAGAAGTTAGATAAACTTATTGACAATGAAAAGGTAATTGAAACTTTAGGTAAACAGATATTTAAAGGAGATAGCAGAGCGATGTCATTATATTTTGGTTATAGATATGGAAAGCCAAAAGAAACAGTTGACATAAATTCCAGCGAGGGTTTTAATATAAACTTTAAAGATATTATTAAATTTAAGTGATTGAGATAAATAGGAAATTTGAGCCAATAAAAACTTCTGATGCTAGATACTTTATTGTTACTGGAGGTCGAGGCTCAAGTAAATCATATTCTATAAACACCTTATTATTACTTTTAACTTACGAGGCTGGTCACACAATATTATTTACAAGACTAACTTTAACCTCTGCTTACGTTTCAATCATTCCAGAATTTTTAGATAAAATTGAGACTCTTAATTTAGAGGAGCATTTCAATATTACTAAAAGCGAAATAATAAACAAACTTTCTGGGAGCAAGATAATTTTTAAGGGCATTAAAACTTCGAGTGGAGACAATACGGCATCGCTAAAATCTTTGACGAATATAACGACTTGGATAATGGACGAGGCAGAAGAATTAATTGACGAAAACATATTTGACAAAATAGATATGTCAGTTAGAAATAACAAGAACAAAAACAGAGTTATTTTAATACTAAATCCAGTCACAAAGGAACATTGGATATACAATAGATTTTTTCAAGACAAAGGAGTCCAAGCTGGAATTAATACAACAAAAGGAAACACGACTTATATTCACACAACGTATTTAGACAACAAAGAGAATTTATCAAAGAGTTATTTAGAACAAATTGAAAATCTTAAATTAAATAGACCAAGTAAATATCAGCATCAAATGTTAGGAGGCTGGTTAGAAAAAGCAGAGGGCGTTGTATTTACGAATTGGGAATACGGAGAGTTTAACCCTAAAGGACTACAAACTGTATTTGGACAAGATTATGGAATGATTGATCCAACAACGCTTATTGAGGTCGCTATTGATAAAGAAAAAAATATAATTTGGATAAAAGAACATTTGTATAAATCAAAACTTACTAATAATCAAATTGCTGAAATTAATAAATCTTGTGCTGGCAATAATTTAATTATTGGAGACTCGGCAGAAAAACGTCTTATTCAAGAGTTAAATAATAAAGGTAATAATATACTTCCGTCAATGAAAGGACAAGGCTCAATTGCTCTTGGAATTACTTTATTATTAGACTATAAATTAATAGTTGAGGTTAATAGTAAAAATGTAGCAAAAGAATTAAATAATTATGTTTATGCAGACAAAGGGAGCAAATTATTTGTTGACGATTTTAATCATACGATTGATCCACTGAGATACGTTGCCTCCTACGTTTTAGGAAATCAATTCGGAATAGAAATAAGATAAATAACAAAAACTTTAAAATTTTATTATTAGTATATGAAAGTCAAAGTAACATTACCAGAAAACAATAGCGATATTTCATTATTGCAGTTTCAGAAGTACGAAAAGTTGACAAAGAAAAAAGGTTTAACTAGCAGAGAGTTTACGGCAAGAGTTGTAAGTATATTTAGCAATTTAGACTATCATAGTTTAGACGGAGTTAAACTTACAGATTATGAAGATATTATTAGTCAAATAACAACTGCATTAAATACGGAGGTTAAATTTAAAAACAGATTTTATCTTGACGGAGTTGAATATGGTTTTATTCCAAACCTCAACGATATTACAACGGCTGAATATGTAGATTTAGTTGAATACGGAACAAAGCCAGAAACACTAAATAAAGTAATGGCGATATTGTTTAGACGAATAACTAATGAAGATGCTTTTGGCAATTATAGAATTGAAAAATATTCTGGAACTGCATTGACTGGCGAGGTTATGAAACAAGCGACAATGAATATCGTAAATGGTGCGTTGGTTTTTTTTTCGAGTTTATCGAAAGAATTAAGAATAGCTATCCAGAAATATACGAACGAGGTAATAGTGAGGGGAATAAAACATCAAGATACTTTGAAAAGTGGGGTTGGTACGCAACAATAGTTTTATTGGCAGATGATAACATACTAAATATGAAAAAAGTTTTTAAAATACCAGTACACGAATTGCATATATTTTTGGCACACAAATTCGATAAAATGACACAAGAAGAAAAATTAAGACGAGGCAGTAACGCAATAGAATTATAATGAACCAGTACACAGAATTATTAAGATATTTAAGACAAAGACTTGAGGAGAGTGAATTTATCAATACCATAACAACTGGTCAAGATATTGATATTAACAGAGCAAATATATTTCCTTTAGCTAATATCGAAATAAACAATGCAGTTTTTACCAGCAACGCAACTATTCAGTTTTCAGTTCAAATACAATGTTTAGATTTAAGAGATATAAATAAGGAAATAGTAAACGATAAGTTTTATGAAAATGACAATGCAGTTGACAATTGGAATAATACTCTTTCAGCTTTAAATGGCGTTTGGGTAAAAGCACACAGAGGATTTGTAAATATGGATATAACGGCAAGTGATAGTCCAACAGTTAATAAAATAGAGTTAGCAAATGAAAATTTATTGGACGGCTGGGAATTAGATTTTAACGTTGAATTACCTACAAATCAAATAAGTCTTTGCGAAGATTATTTAGCTCAAGAAACAAGAGAATTAATATTACAAGAAAACAAAGGAAAAATAAATACATAATGGCAAATTTAAAAATATCAGAATTACCTCAAGCGTCTACTTTACAAGGCACAGAAGAATTGGCAGTAGTGCAAGGAGGCACAACTAAAAAAAGTACGTTAAATGACGTAAGAACTTACGCATCAAGAAACTATATAACGCCAACAAATTTAACAGTTGTTCCAGATGAAGTAATAAACCTCAACGATGCTACTTATCAGTTTGCAGATATGATACGTTTAAGTTGGAATGGCTCAAATGGTAATATGACTTTAAATCTACCAGACGCAACAGATAGTATAAACGTGAATAGAGTAATAAGATTTATTTCTAATGGTGGCTTTGCAACCTCGACAAGAGTAAATCTAACGCCGATTTTAGGACAGAATTTAGACGGAGATACTGACGCTTACGTTATAAATAAAGAATTTGAGGGAATACAAGTATGGAGTGACGGAGTAGAGTGGTTTATTATACAGAAAAAAGCATCTTAAATGGCGTTAATTGACTATATAAATACTTTTGCTAGTAATGTAGTAGATAAGGCAAAATCTAACCTTATAAAAGAGGATAAGGGAGGAGGGCCTTTGGAAGAAAGTTTAAGTTATAAAGTTAACGTAAGTAAAAACAGTTTTCAAGTTGATATATACGCAGAGAAATATTGGAAATATGTAGATTATGGAGTTAAAGGAGTTGGAGGCAGTAAAGCAAATGGCGATAATTGGAAAGTAAAAAGAGTAACAAATAATAAGTTTAAGTATAAAGATAAAATGCCACCTACAAAAGTGTTTAATGGCTGGTCAATAAAAAAAGGAATAGCACCAAGAAATAAAAAAGGGCAATTTACAACACGAAAAGGATTGATGTTTGCACTGGCAAAATCAGTTTATCATACTGGAATTAAAACAACCGATTTTTTAACAGAGCCGTTTAATAATGAATATAAAAATTTTCCAGATGAAGTCGTTGAAATTTATGGTTTGACAGTAGAAAATTTATTAAAAACAACAATAATAAGTAAGAAATGATTAAGAGTTTAAGTCCCTATTATGTAACGACTCCTTGGACAGATCCGACAACTGGTTTCGTTTGTTCTAGTTACACAATGCTAATATATATTTGGAATGGAAATAAAAACAATCCACCAACTGCAACTTATCAGTTTACAAAGAAAAATGTAGCTGGAGAAACTGGAGACGACAAAGTTGATATTGCTAGGTTAGTTTCAGATTATATTGATTTTACTCCAAAGGATATAACCACAACATCAATAGTTGACGGAGACAATCAAATGTGGGTAAAACATAGCGTTTATTATAATGGCATTGTAATACCTCAACAAGAGGCGACAGACATAATGAGTCTTGCTTATAGCTGGGGAGACGAGGGCGAAAATGTTACTACTATTGAAAATAATATTTTGATTAGACCATTGGAATATTTAACCAGCAGACAAAGTATGTTTATTGTTCCTTTATTATCTCCAAATAAAACAGAGGTTGTCACAATAATAAGTGAGCCAAATGGGGAAATAAACACCAGCTTTAATATTGGCGAAACTCTTGCAAGTAGCGAAGTAGTACAATATTTATTTATAAGAGTTGCAGACGCTCCAACAGACGAGCTAATAAACATATATTTTAACAATAAAACTGTTACTTTATTTCCAGTTGAGGATTGCAAATATGAGCCGTTAGATATATACTTTCAAAACAAAGAGGGAGCAGAGCAGATATATACTTTTTTTAAAGAGAGAACAGTTAGCTTTACAACAACAGACGAAGAATATCAAAGCAGTCAAGGTCAAGCAAAAAACGGCAAACATCAATTTGTTAGATACAACGTAAACGGCAGAGAAAGTCTGGACGTAAATACTGGTTTTATAGACGAAGAAATGAATATTGTTTTGACTGAATTATTGCTATCGGAGAAAATATGGTATAAAGAAAATAATAATCTTATACCATTGAATATCGAAAGTAAAAATATGACTTATAAGACACGCCAAAAAGATAGGTTAGTAGATTATAATATTAAATTTAAAAAGAGTTATAATCTTGTAAATAATCAATAATAAATGAGGTCAGATATTTACATCGGAGGAACAAAGGTAGACCAATTTAAAGACGAGTCAGCAACAGTTGTTTCAAATGTTTTAGATATTTCTAATATAGAGAAGAATTTAGGCGACTATTCCAAGACTTTTACAGTACCAGCTAGTAAGAATAACAATTTATTATTTAAACATTGGTATAACGCTAATATTGACAATCAGTTTGACGCCAGAGTAAAAGTTAACGGAAGAATTGACATTGACGGAATGCCATTTAGAATTGGTGCTTTTAGATTAGACAAAGTAAATGTTAAAAATCAAAAAGTAAGTAGCTATACAATTAACTTTTTTGGAAACTTTGTATCGTTAAAAGATATACTAGGAGAAGACGAATTAAGTGATTTAACTTTTTTAGATAATTTTAGTCACGATTTTACTTATGATAAGGTTAGGCAAGGTTTACAAGGCTCTTTATTTGAGGGCGATGTTAAATATACTTTAGCGTCTGGCAAAAGATATTATTATAATTCTAATAATTCACTTGAGGAAACAGACCAAATTTCTAATATAGATTGGGACGGAATTTCTGGAGGCAATTCGAGTAACGGAGTTAATTATCAAGATTTAAGACCAAGTATAAAAATAAAAAGAATATTACAAGGGATAGAGTTAAAATATGGAGTTAATCAACTTGTAAAATTAGATATTACAAATCCTACAACCTCAAATGGTAATTGTAAAATAACATTAAATGGACTTGTATATATAATTCCAGTAACTAGCCAGTTTAGTTCAGCAGAAGTAAATGCTATTCAAATAAAAAATTATTTTGAAGATACTAACAATACAGATTATAGAGTAATAAGAAGTGGAGCAACTCTATTTTTTCTTGCTCTTAATCAAGGTTTGCAAAGTGATCCAATATTTGACAATTTTACTGCAACAAATATGACTGCAAATTTCACAGTTATAAGATACGGAGTAGAGAATGAAAGTGGTATAATATTTACAAGAGATTTCTTTAGTACAGAAGAATTTCAGAATTTATATTTATGGTGCGACGACGACGCAACAGAGGGAGTAGGTCAAGTTTTTAGAAAAGTAGATTTTACAACCTCAACAAATCCAAATATAAGTACAGTTACAAACGACGGAGTTTTTACGCTAAATGCTGGAGATACTATAACTTTAAAATTTAGTGCTCAAAGAGATTTTCCACCAGTACCAACACCAACTACAAATACAAATAATTATAAACCAATAAGAATAAGATGTTATGTAAATAATGAATTGTTTGCAGAAAAAAGTACAAGTTTTGGCTGGAGTTTCTGGTCGTTTAATAGTGCTTTATACGAGAGAAAAGCATTTTTAAATACTCAATTTACTGCAATTGAAAGTGGCGATTATACAGTATTTTATGAGATTGTTACAAACGCAACTGACATAGAACAAGTAAAATTTCTTCCAACTGGAGACGGAGCTGGAACTGGATTTGCAACTGGTTTGGGAGCGTCAAATAACGCTTTTCCAAATTTTGAGTTTACTAAAAATATGCCAGAGATAAAAATTATAGATTTTCTCAAAGGCTTATTCGATATGTTTAAATTGGTAGTAATTGCACAAGACGACGGACAATTATACGTAAACACTTTAAATAATTATTATCAAGAGGGCGTTAACTACGATTTAACGAACTATATTAATTTTGATACATACGACGCCAAAAGAGGAGAGTTATTAAAGGAAATCGAATTTAAGACAGTATCTCCGACAACAAGTTTAGCTATTCAGTTTAAAGAAAATAATAATACACCATACGGAGAGGAGAAAGTTAACTTAACAGATGCAAACGGAAAACCATTAGACGGAGGTACTCTAAAAGTAGAAACACCATTTGAGCAACCAGTTTATGAAAGATTAATTGACCAGAATGGAGGAGATTTACAACCTCTACAAGTTGCTGGAATTTATGACCGAGATTTAAACCCAGTAAATCCAGCACCAATATTACATTATATACATAATTTATCAATGGGAGCTAATACTTCTATAAAAATGCGTGACGAAGACGGAGTTGGTTTTCAGCTACTTGGTACAATAAATAATATATCGAGCGATTTTCCTCTTGAACAACCAAGCTATTCAGTTTTATTTGGCAGTGAATTTTCCACTTGGGATAGTGCTTTGGTAACAAATACACTTTATCAAAACCATTGGTCAGAATATATCAGTAATATATTTAATATTAAACGAAGAATTTGGAATTATACTGCAAAAGATTTGCCTTTAAATATTATTAATAATTTAAAGTTAAATGACGTTATAAAAATTAGAGATAATCAATACAGAATAAATAAATTTACTGTTGATTTACTAAATGGAAATACAACTTTTGAACTGATAAATGCTTTTGATACAATAGTTATCCAAATGCCAGAATTAGTACAACTTACAAGTGACCAGCAAACTTTAATATATGAAGTTGCAAATTTACAATTATACACAATAGCCAAAATCGACAATGGCTCTGGTACATCTTGGATATCAATTCCAACTGCTCATTGGTCAAAGTTTCCAAATCAATTACGATTAAATATTTCTCAAAATACCTCTGGAGTTACGAGGAGTATGTTTATAACAATAACAAACACAAACGGAGAAGAATTAAAAAGAACATTAATTACACAAGCTGGATAATATGATTGCAGAAATAATAAATACATTAAGACAAAATGATTTTTATGGTGCTGGAGAAAACACTGAAATCGCAAAAGGAAAAAATGAAATGATTACCTCGTTAAAAGGGTTGAATAGAAAAATTAGGAGAATATGGCAATCGAGAAAGTAATTGATATAAAAGTTGACGTTGCACAAGCAGAAAAAAACGTTGAAGAATTAAATAAGTCTTTTGAGTTACAAGAAAAATTAGTCAATGACCTTGAAAAAGAAATTTTTGAATATGAGAAAATTTTAAATAAAACAAGCAAGACCAATTTAGCTGGTAGAAAAAAGGTTAATGACGCAATAAAAGAGTCTAAATTTAGATTAAAAGAAGAAAAACAATGACTCAAAGAAGTAACAAAAGACAGAAAAAAAGCAAATGAAGAATTAAAAGAGGCTACTAAAAATCAAAAAGACTATTCTGGCGTTGTTGGAAAATTAGATAGCTTAACTGGAGGAGCAATTTCTGGAATTAAAAATATGATTAAGGCAGTTAGTGGAGCGACTAAAGGTTTTAATCTTTTAAAAGTTGCTATTATAGGAACTGGAATTGGTGCTTTGGTTATTGGAATAATGGCAGTTGTTCAAGCTTTTAAATCTAGTGAGGCTGGACAAAATAAGTTTAAAAAACTTATGGGTTTGATTGGCGTTGTAGTTGGAAACTTAACTGACATTCTCGCTAATTTAGGAGAGGGAATAATTGAAGTTTTTACAAATCCAGTAGAAAGTATAAAAAAATTAAAAGATGCCATAGTTGAAAACATTACAAACAGAATAGAGGCTTTAATTGATACGTTTGGTTTTTTAGGTAGTGCAATTAAAAAAGTATTTCAAGGCGATTTTACTGGTGCAATGGAAGATGCAAAAAACTCGGCAAGTAGTTTTATTGATGTGCATACTGGAGTCAAAAACACAATTGATAAAAGCAAAGACGCTCTCGCTGGTTTTATAGAGGAGCAAAAAAAGGAATTAAAAATAGCTAGTCAAATAGCAGACCAAAGAGCAAAGGCAGATAAAATTGAAAGACAGTTATTAATTGACCGAGCCAATGCAGATAGAACAAGAGCCGAGTTACTAGAAAAAGCAGTTGACAAAGAGAAGTTTTCAGCAAAAGAAAGAATTGCGTTTTTAGAAGAGGCTGGAAGAATAGAGGCTGAAATTACTGATAAAGAAATTGCAGTTGCTAAAATAAGATTACAAACTAAACAACAAGAAAACGCATTAAGCAAATCTACAAAAGAGGACTTGCAAGAGGAGGCTCAACTAAAAGCAGATTTAATAAATTTAGAAACTTCAAAATTAAATAAGCAAAAAAGAGTAACCACACAACTAACAACTGCGAGGAGAGAAGAACAAGCAGATAAAGACGCAGACGTTAAAAAAGAAGAAGACCGATTACAAAAAATTTCTGATTTTAGAAATAATATTTTAAAAAAGGACGAGGAATTATATGCTACAACAGAGGAGGAAAAATTACAATTACAAAGAGAAAGAGCAGAGCAAGATTTAGAAAATTTAATTGGAACAGAAACAGAAAAAGAGGAGGCAAAACTTGCTTTAAAAGAGTATTACGATGAGTTAGAATTACAGTTAGAAAATAAGACATTAAAAAAACAAGAGGAGGAAAGTAAAAAAACAAAAGAGCAAGAAACAAAAGACGCAGAGAGTTTAAAAGATGCAAGAATACAATATGCAAGTGAAACGCTTGGTAATTTAGGAGCATTAGCAGAGGAGGGAAGTGCATTAGCTAAAGGCGTTGCAGTAGCACAAGCAACAATGAATACTTACGAGGGTATAACGTCAGCTTTGAGTGCAAAAGTGCCGTTTCCAGAGCCGTTTGCTCAAGCATTAAGAGTAGCTAATTCTATTGCTATTGGAGTTATGGGTTTAAAGAATGTTCAAAAAATATTGCAGACAAAACCAATAGAAAAACAAGCACCAAGTATTGACAGAGGAGGAGGAGGAGGAGCACCAGCACCACCAAGTTTTAATCTAGTCGAGGGAAGTGCTGACAATCAGATTGCAAATAGTCTAAATGACCAGAGTCAGCAACCAGTCAAAGCATTTGTTGTGACAAGTGACGTGACTTCTGGACAAGAAATGGACAGAAATATTATCGAGAATAGTAGTTTATAACTTTTTTATTATATTAGCAAAGTAATTTTTTGAATAGATTTAGTTTTTAAACCTCAAGCGTTGGGAAGTGCTTGGGGTTTTTTTATTACAAAACTGTAACAATAATCTTTTTTATTTATTATTAGGTTATGAAAACATATAGTGCAAATTTCAAAAAAAATTCTAAAGGCGTTTTCGCAATTTCATTAGTTGACGATCCAGCAACACAAGAACACTTTATTGCAATGTCCAAGCCACAAGAGATAAGACTGGCAGATGTAGATAAGGAGCAACGTATTGTAATGGGTTTAGTATTACAACCAGACCAATTAATTTACCGAAATCAAGGAGGTCAAGAGTTTAATATCTATTTTAGTGCTGAAACAATAAAAGAATTATCGCAAAACTTTTTACAAAGTGGTTTCCAATTAAATAGCAAATTAGAACATAACGAGTCAATCGAGGGCGTTAGTTTTGTTGAAAGCTGGTTAGTTGAAAACCCTAAAATTGACAAGTCTTACAACTTTGGTTTTGAATATCCAAAGGGCAGTTGGATTGCTACAATGAAAGTGGACAATGACGAAATTTGGAACAACTACGTTAAGACTGGAAAAGTAAACGGCTTTTCAGTAGATGCAATGGTAGATTTGCAAGAAATTGAAATGTCAAATAATAATTTAAAGACAGAAGAAATGTCAAAGGAAAAAAAATCATTATTGAGCCAAATGGAAGTTTGGTTTACAGAAAACATTTTGACTAAAAAAACTGAAAAGGTTGAAATGGGAGAAGTTAGAAGTGGCGAAATTGTAATCACTTATGACGGAGAAGAATTGGAAGTTGGTATGCCAGTATTCGTAATGAGCGACGAGGAGCGTATTATCTTACCAGACGGAGACTATCCAACAGAAATGGGGTTAGTAATAGTAAATGACGGAGTAGTATCGGAAATCAGAGCAGAGGGCGACGAAGAAGTTGACAAAGAAGTTGGAGAAGAAGAAAGCGATGAAGAACTTGGATATGGTGGAGAAGACGATATGAAAAAGAAAAAGAAAAAAGAAATGTTAAATGACGATGTAGTAAATGCTATTAAATCAATTTTGGTTAAGTATTCAGAAGATATGGACGCTAAACTTGAAGAAAAATTTAACAATTTCTCGACTGAATTGACTTCTTTAAAAGAAGAAAATGCGAAACTAAAAAGTGAAGTTACTGAATTGAGCAATCAACCAGCATCAAAACCGATAGTTTCAAAACCAGCTACTCAAAAAGTGGCATTAACACGAAAAGGGCGTTTAAGACAAGCAATTGACAACGCAAAAAATTAATTAATAAAAAGAACATTTAAAATGGAAAATGTAAATTTAGCAACCACTGTAACAGTAGCGTCAAATTACGCTGGAAAAGTTGCTGGTGGTATTATCGGTTGTGCTTTTAAAGAGGCTGACACACTACGTTTAGGCTTACTTACAGTAGCAGAAAACGTAAATTACAAATTGAACTTGAGAAAAATCGCTTATACAAGTGGTTTAACTGATTACACTTGTGGCTTTACTCCAGCCGGAG